AAAAGCTAAGTAATTTAAGACTCTGGGGGGCGGAAACCATTGTTAAAAATATAACCTTGGCGCCAGAACTAGTTGAGCACGTCTCATTTATATTAGGGAAAAAATATAAAGTCATTAAATTTCTTGAGCATCGGTTATTTGGAACCAGAGGAGGAACCGCTTTACTTTCAACTGATAAGTTGAACTATACAGAAGCGTTTGCTGGAAGTGGTGAATTTGCAATAGTTTCACTAATACTCAATATTTATTCGGCCAAACCTAATTCATTAATTCTTCTTGACGAACCAGAAGTTTCACTTCACCCTGGTGCACAAAAAAGGATGATGGATGTTCTGTACTCTATTGTTGAACAGAAAAAACATCAAGTGGTAATATCAACCCATTCTCCTGTTATTGTGAACACTCTTCCCAAAGATGCCATTAAATTATTTGTTTTTGATGAAGAGAGTGAAACAGCTAAAATAGTTCAAAATATAGCACCGGATGAAGCTTTTATAGAGCTAGGGCATGATATTAACAAGAAAACAATAATTGTAGAAGATAAATTAGCTAAAGCAATTATAGATAAAGCGATTAAAAATGATGAAAGATTAAGCTTATCATTTAGTGTAAGTTATATACCAGGTGGTTCGGAGACCATTTTAAGCAAGCATCTTCCCAGTTACGCTGTGGTAGAACGCAATGATATTTTGTTTTTACTTGATGGTGATAAAAACAAAAAAATAAAACCAGTAAGAATTAGTGAAATTGCTGATGCTGATTTAGTTAATACAATGTGCAAATATTATGGTTGCGAGTTAATTATCAATGCCAGTGGTAGTAATGGCAAAAAAAATGAACAAGAATCTAATAGACTCAAAAGGCAAGTGCTTGAGTATGCATTCAATAAAGTGAAGTATTTACCATTTGATACTCCCGAACAATTACTCATTGAAAAGGCAATTACGCCAAGTGAAAAAGAAATAATTGATTCACAGACCTGGAGTTCTAATGATCCAGAACTGTATAAGAATCAAATAAGATTATTAGCGCAACACCTGTATGATAAAGAAGAAGTAAATGCAGAGGAAATTTTTTGCCTCCAACAAATGATGACCGCAAGACTTAAAAATGAATTGCCTGAATTTATAAAAATAAGAAAAATAATTACTCAGGCTCTTGACCGTGGTATCATTAGGTAGTGATTCTGGATGCAGAGGGAAAAATGAAAAAAATCAAAGTGTTTGACTTCTTTTCCGGTTGTGGTGGAACCAGCCAAGGTTTCCATCAAGCTGGAATGGATATTGTTTTTGGCCTCGATTTCGACGTTGATGCAGCCAGTTCATTTCGTGCAAATTTCCCGCAGGCTGCTTTTATTAACTCGGACATTAGGTTAATCGACAACAATGCCATAAACAAGTTAGTAAAAAAACATCGTAATGATTACATTCTTTTTTCAGGATGTGCGCCTTGTCAACCGTACTCTAAGCAAAACTCAAATAAGAAAAATGATGATCCACGATTAGATCTATTAAAGGAATTCAGTCGCTTTGTAGAGCATTATATGCCTGATTTTATTTTTGTTGAAAACGTGCCAGGAATGCAAAAGTTTAACAAAAATGAAGGAACATTCATGATGTTTTTAGAAATGCTTTCATCAAAGGGATATAGTGTAGATTATAAAGTAATGCCAGCTGCGTGGTACGGTGTACCACAGACGCGAGAAAGATTAGTGCTCATTGCATCCAAGGATTTTTATGTCGCATTGCCTTCTCCTACACATGGGGTTGGAAATACTCCCTATTCAACAGTAAAGGACTGGATCGCTAATTTACCGAAGATAGAAGCAGGAGAAAAGCATAATAGTATTCCTGATCATGAAGCTGCACGCTTATCAGAGCTTAATTTACGTAGAATAAAATGCACTCCTGAAGGTGGAAGTCGAGAATTTTGGCCAGATGAATTGATTTTAGAATGCCATCGTAACCATAAAGGGCATACAGACGTATATGGACGTTTGAGTTGGGACAAACCAGCCAGCGGACTAACAACTCGTTGTATTAGCTATTCAAATGGACGTTTTGGACATCCAACACAAAATCGAGCAATATCGGTTCGTGAAGCAGCGTGTCTACAAACATTTCCTTTGGATTATAAATTTATTGGTTCTTTGCAATCTCGGGCTCGTCAAATAGGAAATGCGGTCCCTCCGAAGATGTCTGAAACGATTGGAAAACATTTGCTTAATATAATCAAAGCCTCCTAGGAGGCTTTATTTTATTGTTATCCCCCCTAGTAGTTAATCGTGCTCACCAGACAACCTCCTGAAATTACTCTGGTAAAATGCCAGTACACGCTGCATAACTTCGCTTTTCCGGCACTCGCGACAGATTATATTCAGGCGCCTGTCGTAGCGGCGTATTTCTCCGTCTGGTAATGACCAGATAAGGTCCGGATCAACCACAACCGGTTTCTTCGCCTTTGCCCTCGATAGTTTTTTGCGGGCGTTTTGCCAGTCCTTACGAACCTGTTCAGACGGGAATAACCCGTAGCCAGAGTTGTATACATCGCCACTGGCAACCAGCTCTCTGGCGAGAACGCTCATCAGATATCTTGTCGCACCTGTCTTGGCTTCCAGTTGCCGTAACGTCTCGCGCCCACTCCGGCGTACTAGCTCAACAACCTGTCCCTTGATTTTTTCCCGCTCTTCTTGTGTAAATACTTTTGCCATAAGCGCCTCCGGCAATCACTTTTCCGATGCAACACAGCGAGAAGAATCAGTAATCTGTCGAACAATATCCCGGTGTTTGTTCAGCTCCCGCAGCGCGGCGCAGACACGCTCCCACTTCTGGACATGATTTTTCGCCCGACGCAGTTCGCGGTTTGCCATATGCAGCGATGGCAGAACGAGGTCATCCGCTCGCGTTTCGGTAAACGATGGCAACGACTGCACAATGTCCGCCACAGTTTCTGTTTTAATATCTTCCTGTGTTGCAGCTTCCTGTCCCGGTAACGCAACACCTGCTGGTTGAGGAAAGGCTTTACCATCAGTTTCCGTTACCGATGCAGCTTTCGGCTCTGCTGGTAAATCATCGCCCGGCATGCAGTAACGAAATTTACCGTTCTGATTAACGCGAATCAGACGGCCTTTGCTGATTGCCATTGCCAGCGTTGAAGCCACTTTGCGTGATGTGGTGCCGAAAAACGTAGCCAGTTCATCCGCCGTTTGTGGGCCACGTTGTTCAATCGTCGCGGTTAAATCGCACTCTGAGATTTTCGCTACTGTTGCCGTGGTGGTTTCTTCCGGCAGTTCTGCCTGCTCTGGCTGTTCCTGCTGAACGTTGTTATCAGCCACACGCCAGGTGTATACGCTTTTATCAACGAAGCCAGCCTTTTTAAGTTCCCACAGCTCGTTCAGCACTTCTTCACGACTGATATCAAGTCGCGCAGCCAGTTCTACCGACGTGGCTTTTCCCATTGCTTTCAGTGCATCAAAAACGGTTTCCATTAAAATTTCCTCCCGGTAAAAATCACTTCGCAATTCCTGGCTGGACGACATTCGGACGCCAGCTCTCCCAGTTAAAATTCACCCATCGCCCGCCGTTCATGGTCATGCGATCCATAATCCGCTCGCCGAGCAATGTTTTCATGGCCTCATAGTTCAGGTTTGTCAGCATCCCCACGCTGCGCATCGACGCTGTCCGGCGATCAACAATCTGGTGCAGCACCACCTGCTCGTTTTTTGTCTCGCGCTGAATGCCAATTTCATCAAGAACCAGCAGATCCACTTGGCACAGTTCCCGCAAAAATTTTTCGCCTGACTGCCCGTCGTCATAGCTGGCGTGCAGGGCGCTCATAACATCAGCCACGGTAACCACAATCACTGTCTGGCCATCTTTCAGCAGGCGATTCCCGATAGCCGCCGCCAGATGGTTTTTTCCGGTACCAGGTTTTCCGCTGAACGCGAAATTTGTGCATCCGGTAACCAGTTCGTCAGCGATAGATTTCGCCTGACTCAACGCGTATCGCTGGCCGTCGTTCTGCACCTGGTAATTCGCAAACGAGCATTTGCGGTGCAACGGCTGTATGCCGGAGCGATTCAGGATTTTTTCCACCCGCAACTGACGATTCTGACGGTTGATCTCCTCACAACGTTTCTGGCCTTCTGCAAGTTGCCACTCGCGCCACTCCGCCACCGTCCTGAATGGCGCGGTTACATGTGGCGGGGCCAGTCTGCGGATACGTTCCAAAACGCCGCCTGTCGCAATATTTTTCATGGTCTGTTACCCCTGAAGCCTGGCGGGATCGCACTGTCCGGAAACGAGACGGTGTTAATCTGTCGGAGCAACGTCTCTGGCCGAACACCTTTCGGCGCGAACAAGCCCTGGTATTCATTGGCGATGCTGTGTCGAATCACCTGCTCAGGTGAAAAACCCTGCTGGCGGAATTTTTCCAGCTCCCGTATCGCCCCGTTAGCGCCCTGCTCCGTTCGAATCGGTTTTCGCAATGCCTGCCTGAACTGAACCCACTCATGCCAGAGTGTTTCCGGCAACCAGTCAGGCAGCTCGATAGCCTCCGGTTCGAATTTTTTAGACGCTCGTTTTTGGCGATGGGGATTTAGGGGGAGATAAGTATTTATATCTTCCTCTTTCTCTTCCTCTGGTAACGCTTTTTGATCCGTTTTTGTAACGCTGGCAGCGTTACCTTTTCGTTTCAGTTCTCGTATTTTTGTTACTCTCTCGTTTGTAACCGCCCGTTTTTTAGAGCTTTTCCCGTTATGGCGCTCAAAGTTAGGAAGCGACAACACACCATTAGTTTCGACCAGCCATCCAACCTGAATTAACGCATCAGCAAAACCAGCCATAAAAGTGATGCGATCTATTGCACTTTTTGTAACGCCGCGAGCGTTACACTCTGCGTTACCGTCTATCATTTGTTGATCCGCCCATGCCCAGAAGCGAATGACTTTCCCTAATGCGGCATCTGGATCAATATTCAGAATCTCAGCAAGCCTGAATATTTCCGGCTTATCCGGCGTAATAACTTCGAGCTTTATCCAGTTTGAAGCCATTTGTTTTCACCTTGTAACGCTCGCAGCGTTACATTTAACTGATACCGAACAAAACAGTTCGGTACGATTAATTTCAATCAATGCACTACGACAGAATCGCTAGGAGAACCGCCGCCGCTGAAATGTGCTTTACGGTAAACGGCCTGGACTGCATCATCATGCGCATCAATTGCCGTACTCAGTGCATCCTGTGCCGCCAGTAATGCACGGCGTTCCAGGGTATCGAAGATGCAGAGTCGGTGACGCAGCTCGCGAGGAAGAATTGCCAGAACCGCAGGGATCAGTTTCTGAATTTTTTCCCTTTGCGCATTCGTTTCACCTTTCAACCAACGATGATAGATATTCTGCTGATTGTTCCAGTCCTTGCCTGGTACCAGGGGCAATTCGCCGCCCCCCTGGCGCAGATATTCTTCAGTAATTGCGTTAGCGACCCACGCCTGCCCTTTTTCGGCTGCCAGGGCTAACAACACTGATTCGATGTGCTCATGCTTGATTTTCATGAATCAACTCCCATCAGCTTTTTCGTAGTAGTTTTATTTCTGCCAATAGTTAAAATTGCATCGGCAGAAAATAATCCGTTTGATGCATGAGCGATTTTTTCAGCGTAATTTGTTTCGCCGGTATATTCTGTGCGAGGCAATTTTCCGTTATCCATCCATTTGTAGATTGCTCTTTGGCTGACACCACAAACGTCGGCCACAACAGAAACGCGAACAGTTTTGATTACATCTTCAAGTGTTTTCTGGTTCATATCATCCTCACAATGTGAACTTTGAGTACATGCTATAACAGAACTGACAGTACATTCAAGAGCGAATATCATTGAACTTATGGTTCATGAAGATAAAGCGCGTAAAGAGTTCGCCAGTAGGCTTGCGCTAGCCTGTGAAAACGCTGGTTATGAACAACATGGAAGGCAGGCAGAAATTGCCCGTCGAATGAAATTAACACCAAAAGCGGTTAGCAAATGGTTTAATGGTGAAACAATTCCTCGCCGAGAGAAATTAAGGGAATTAGCAACACTCATTGGAACAACACCAACCTATCTTTTGGGAGAGGATACAGAAGAAAGTGGACAGATACGTTTCTATCAGGAGTTAAATCCAAGACAAAAAATCATCATTGACCTTCTGGACGAGCTCCCTGACAGTGAGACAGATGAACTTTTAAAAACTCTTGAGGAGAAAAAACAGAAGTACAATGCAATTTACGAAGAGTTAGCACGAAAGAAAAAACAAAAAGCCTCTTAAACCAGCATAAATCCGGTAGCGTCCCCCTCCGGGTTTGTGCTTCACTTTATCCCGTCTCATTTTTTTATACATAAAATGTACTTAAAGTACTTTACAATGATGAACACAAAGTACATTATATACCTGCTAACCCACCCCGCCCCACAGAACGCCGGGCAATACTTCGAGTTACCAGGCAGTGGTCAGGGGTTAAGTAGCCAGCCCGAGGCGCATGAACATGACGGCGGGATTCAAATTTTGCAGTGCAGCAGTTAGTTCCGCCACCCGGCGTTAAAGGGAGAGATAAGATGGTGCATTACGAAGTAGTTCAATATTTGATGGATTGTTGCAGTATCACTTACAGCCAGGCTGTGCAGGCTTTACGCAGCAACGACTGGGATCTCTGGCAGGCAGAAGCCTCTATCCGCAACAACAAGATGTGAGGTGCGAAAAATGCAAAAAATCGACCTCGGCAACAACGAATCCCTGGTGTGCGGCGTGTTCCCCAACCAGGATGGAACGTTCACTGCCATGACGTATACCAAAAGCAAAACATTTAAAACCGAAACTGGCGCGCGCCGATGGTTGGAGAAGCACACAGTAAGCTAACGATTAAAACGTCTACTCCTGCTGTTCCAGAATAACTTCATAAAATGGGAGTATTTTTCGGTGACGAGATAATAAGAACAGTTTGCGCTATCACTCTGATGTTGAATGATGCCCTTCCGTTCTAATTTTTTCATAACCGGGTTACGGCAAGGAGAAGTGATAATAAGATTTCCTGTTTTAAGGAAATCTTTAAATACAGCGATTTCTTTCTCAGATAAACGAAGCAATACTCGTTGCTCTGGTAGTAATGAATAATGCTTTTGAATATGTGCTCGCAATCTTGAGAAGGAAATGGCGACCACGAAAGAAAAGGCAAAAACGATAATCTGAAAGAGCCAAGGTATTTCAGTATAAGCATTGAATGCGACAGTAAACTCTTTCGGTATCAGCCAGAGAGTGAGACCAAAAATGATAATCGTATACATAAGTCTTTCGAGTGGCTCGTTAGCAAAAAGTTTCAACAATGGAGTAAATACATCCAACATATCAATAACTCTCAACTGTAAGGGTATTGAAATGTTAACACAAGCTCTCGCTGTAGGGGTATAGCCGAGACCACCGAAGCCCGGAGGTGGTGAAATAAAACCGGGCACAACACGAAGGCGCATTTCCGATATCCATAAAGAGTCGGTCTTGTCTGTTAAATTTAAATGGTGGGAGTGCGCCTCCGGTTGTAAATAACGACATTGCTGTGTGTAGTCCTGGCGGCATCAGTTTTTTCTTGAAGTTCGGCTGATGTCCGCCCTTTTTTAAGTGAATTTTGTGATGCGGTGAATGCGGCTAAGCGCACGTGGCACAGTTAAAAGTCATGTTAGTCCTTATTGGTTTGGGTGGGAAAGCCGACTGTAATTGTTAACTGGTTGCAGTCACCTGGAGGCACCAGGCACCGCATCAACAAAGTTCATTTGTAAAAATGGAGATAATTATGATTGCACATCACTTCGGAACTGATGAAATACCACGTCAGTGTGTGACTCCTGGCGATTATGTTCTTCATGAAGGCCGGACATATATTGCCTCGGCAAACAATATTAAAAAGCGAAAACTATATATTCGTAACCTGACCACAAAAACATGCATTACTGACCGCATGATTAAAGTCTTCCTCGGTCGTGATGGTTTACCTGTAAAGGCGGGGTCATGGTGATGACTAAGAAAATAAAATGTGCTTACCACCTTTGCAAAAAAGACGTTGAAGAAAGCAAAGCTATTGAAAGAATGCTTCACTTCATGCACGGGATTTTATCAAAAGACGAACCGAGAAAATATTGCAGTGAATCTTGTGCCGAAAAAGACCAGATGGCACATGAACTTTAATTAATTGACTATTCGAAACTGAATTTATGCCAGAAATGGCAGGTATTCGCTCAACCTTAATTAAGGAGAAAAACATGATTACCAATTATGAAGCCACTGTTGTAACTACCGATGACATTGTTCACGAGGTGAATCTGGAAGGAAAGCGCATTGGCTACGTAATTAAAACAGAAAATAAAGAAACCCCATTCACTGTGGTTGATATCGATGGTCCATCAGGCAACGTAAAAACACTTGATGAAGGTGTCAAAAAAATGTGCCTGGTGCATATCGGAAAGAATCTGCCCGCAGAAAAAAAAGCCGAATTTCTGGCAACTCTAATTGCAATGAAATTAAAAGGTGAAATCTGAAAGAAATAGCCTGCGTATGGCGCAGGCTATGAACAGTGTGTATCCGGCAAGATCATTCACTGAACAAAACGAATTTTAATCTGAGTTGAGGTTAAAAAACAATGAGCACAAAACCACTCTTCCTGTTACGGAAAGCGAAAAAATCATCCGGTGAACCTGACGTCGTCCTGTGGGCAAGCAACGATTTTGAATCGACCTGTGCCACTCTGGACTACCTGATCGTTAAGTCAGGTAAAAAACTGAGCAGCTATTTTAAAGCTGTTGCCACGAATTTTCCTGTCGTTAATGACCTGCCCGCTGAAGGTGAGATCGATTTTACCTGGAGTGAACGCTATCAACTCAGCAAAGACTCCATGACATGGGAACTAAAACCGGGAGCAGCACCAGACAACGCTCACTATCAAGGCAATACCAACGTCAACGGCGAAGACATGACTGAGATTGAGGAGAATATGCTACTCCCAATTTCTGGCCAGGAACTGCCCATTCGTTGGCTTGCTCAACACGGCAGCGAAAAACCGGTAACGCACGTTTCACGCGACGGACTCCAGGCATTACACATTGCTCGGGCTGAAGAACTACCGGCTGTTACTGCCCTGGCTGTTTCCCACAAAACCAGCCTGCTCGACCCGCTGGAAATTCGCGAACTCCACAAACTGGTTCGTGACACTGACAAAGTTTTCCCTAATCCTGGTAATTCAAACCTGGGACTGATAACTGCTTTTTTCGAAGCATACCTGAACGCTGACTACACCGATCGAGGACTGCTGACAAAAGAGTGGATGAAGGGTAATCGTGTTTCACACATCACTCGCACGGCTTCCGGTGCTAATGCTGGCGGCGGAAACCTCACCGATCGCGGCGAAGGTTTCGTACACGATCTGACGTCACTGGCGCGCGACGTAGCCACTGGCGTACTGGCCCGTTCAATGGATCTGGACATCTATAACCTTCATCCGGCACACGCTAAACGCATTGAGGAAATTATCGCTGAAAATAAACCGCCCTTTTCTGTTTTCCGCGACAAATTCATCACCATGCCTGGCGGGTTGGATTATTCCCGCGCCATCGTGGTTGCGTCCGTAAAAGAAGCACCAATTGGGATCGAGGTCATCCCCGCGCACGTCACTGAATATCTGAACAAAGTACTGACTGAAACCGATCATGCCAACCCTGATCCGGAAATCGTGGATATTGCCTGCGGTCGCTCCTCTGCCCCGATGCCGCAGCGAGTAACAGAAGAAGGAAAACAGGATGATGAAGAAAAACCGCAACCATCTGGAACAACGGCAGTTGAACAGGGAGAGGCTGAAACAATGGAACCGGACGCAACTGAACATCATCAGGACACGCAGCCGCTGGATGCTCAGTCACAGGTAAATTCTGTTGATGCGAAATATCAGGAACTGCGGGCAGAACTCCATGAAGCCCGGAAAAACATTCCATCAAAAGATCCTGTCGATGCCGATAAATTGCTTGCTGCATCACGTGGTGAATTTGTTGACGGAATTAGCGACCCGAACGATCCGAAATGGGTAAAGGGGATCCAGACTCGCGATTGTGTGTACCAGAACCAGCCAGAAACGGAAAAAACCAGCCCGGATATGAATCAACCTGAGCCAGTAGTGCAACAGGAACCGGAAAAAGTCTGCAATGCCTGCGGTCAGACTGGCGGGGATAGCTGCCCTGACTGTGGTGCGGTGATGGGCGACGCAACATACCAGGAAACATTCGGTGAAGAGAATCAGATTGAAGCTAAAGAAAAAGATCCGGAGGAAATGGAAGGCGCTGAACATCCGCACAATGAGAATGCTGGCAGCGATCCGCATCGCGATTGCAGTGATGAAACTGGCGAAGTCGCAGATCCCGTAATCGTAGAAGACATAGAGCCAGGTATTTATTACGGAATTTCGAATGAGAATTACCACGCGGGTCCCGGTGTCAGTAAGTCTCAGCTCGATGACATTGCTGATACTCCGGCACTGTATTTGTGGCGTAAAAATGCCCCCGTGGACACTACAAAGACAAAAACGCTCGATTTAGGAACCGCTTTCCACTGCCGGGTACTTGAACCGGAAGAATTCAGTAACCGCTTTATCGTAGCACCTGAATTTAACCGCCGTACAAACGCCGGAAAAGAAGAAGAGAAAGCGTTTCTGATGGAATGCGCAAGCACAGGAAAAACGGTTATCACTGCGGAAGAAGGCCGGAAAATTGAACTCATGTATCAAAGCGTTATGGCTTTGCCGCTGGGGCAATGGCTTGTTGAAAGCGCCGGACACGCTGAATCATCAATTTACTGGGAAGATCCGGAAACAGGAATTTTGTGTCGGTGCCGTCCGGACAAAATTATTCCTGAATTTCACTGGATCATGGACGTGAAAACCACAGCGGATATTCAACGATTCAAAACGGCTTATTACGACTACCGCTATCACGTTCAGGATGCATTCTACAGTGACGGTTATGAAGCACAGTTTGGTGTGCAGCCAACTTTCGTTTTTCTGGTTGCCAGCACAACTATTGAATGCGGACGTTATCCGGTTGAAATTTTCATGATGGGCGAAGAAGCAAAACTGGCAGGTCAGCTGGAATATCACCGCAATCTGCGAACCCTGGCTGACTGCCTCAATACCGATGAATGGCCAGCTATTAAGACGTTATCACTGCCCCGCTGGGCTAAGGAATATGCAAATGACTAAGCAACCACCAATCGCAAAAGCCGATCTGCAAAAAACTCAGGGAAACCGTGCACCAGCAGCAGTTAAAAATAACGACGTGATTAGTTTTATTAACCAGCCATCAATGAAAGAGCAACTGGCAGCAGCTCTTCCACGCCATATGACGGCTGAACGTATGATCCGTATCGCCACCACAGAAATTCGTAAAGTTCCGGCGTTAGGAAACTGTGACACTATGAGTTTTGTCAGTGCAATCGTACAGTGTTCACAGCTCGGACTTGAGCCAGGTAGCGCCCTCGGTCATGCATATTTACTGCCTTTTGGTAATAAAAACGAAAAGAGCGGTAAAAAAAACGTTCAGCTAATCATTGGCTATCGCGGCATGATTGATCTGGCTCGCCGTTCAGGTCAAATCGCCAGCCTGTCAGCCCGTGTTGTCCGTGAAGGTGACGAGTTTAATTTCGAATTTGGCCTTGATGAAAAGTTAATACACCGCCCAGGAGAAAACGAAGATGCCCCAGTTACCCACGTCTATGCTGTCGCAAGACTGAAAGACGGAGGTACTCAGTTTGAAGTTATGACGCGCAAACAGATTGAGCTGGTGCGCAGCCAGAGTAAAGCTGGTAATAACGGGCCGTGGGTAACTCACTGGGAAGAAATGGCAAAGAAAACGGCTATTCGTCGCCTGTTCAAATATCTGCCCGTATCAATTGAGATCCAGCGTGCAGTATCAATGGATGAAAAGGAACCACTGACAATCGATCCTGCAGATTCCTCTGTATTAACCGGGGAATACAGTGTAATCGATAATTCAGAGGAATAATTCAGCCTGGCAGTGTAATGCACCGCCAACTTGAAATATTTTTTATGAGAAAAATTATGAGATATGACAATGTTAAACCATGTCCATTTTGTGGTTGTCCATCAGTAACGGTGAAAGCCATTTCAGGATATTACCGAGCGAAGTGTAACGGATGCGAATCCCGAACCGGTTATGGTGGAAGTGAAAAAGAAGCACTCGAAAGATGGAATAAACGAACCACTGGAAATAATAATGGAGGTGTTCATGTATAAAATTACCGCCACTATTGAAAAGGAAGGTGGCACTCCTACTAACTGGACAAAATATTCAAAATCTAAACTAACGAAATCAGAATGCGAAAAAATGCTCTCAGGTAAAAAAGAAGCAGGCGTTTCCAGAGAGCAGAAAGTAAAACTGATAAATTTTAATTGCGAGAAACTTCAGTCCTCGAGAATTGCATTGTATTCAAATTAAAACTTCATAGCTGATTATTAATAATCAACATCGGGCGTCAATTTCAGTCTAACATTGGCGCCTGCCAGAGGTGATGCGATGGCACAAGTAATCTTTAATGAAGAGTGGATGGTTGAATACGGCCTGATGCTTCGCACTGGTCTGGGGGCCAGACAAATTGAAGCATACCGCCAGAACTGTTGGGTGGAGGGCTTCCACTTCAAACGAGTATCTCCTTTAGGTAAGCCAGACAGCAAACGAGGGATTATCTGGTACAACTATCCAAAGATAAATCAGTTTATCAAAGACTCATGATATGTCTAAATTACCAACAGGTGTCGAGATTAGAGGTAGATACATTCGCATCTGGTTCATGTTTCGAGGAAAACGATGTCGGGAAACATTAAAAGGCTGGGAGATTACAAACAGTAATATTAAAAAGGCCGGAAATTTAAGAGCGCTGATAGTTCATGAAATAAACTCCGGTGAATTTGAGTATTTAAGACGTTTTCCCCAGTCCAGCACTGGGGCAAAAATGGTGACAACGAGAGTCATAAAAACGTTCGGAGAGCTTTGTGATATCTGGACAAAAATTAAAGAGACAGAGTTAACAACAAACACAATGAAGAAAACGAAATCACAATTAAAAACACTCAGAATAATAATTTGTGAAAGTACCCCGATATCACATATTCGTTATAGCGATATCTTAAACTACCGGAATGAACTGCTGCATGGAGAAACGCTTTACCTGGATAATCCAAGATCTAACAAAAAAGGAAGAACCGTGCGCACAGTTGATAACTATATCGCCCTGCTCTGTTCGCTGTTGCGTTTTGCGTATCAGTCGGGATTTATATCAACTAAACCATTTGAAGGAGTAAAAAAATTACAGCGAAACAGAATAAAGCCTGATCCGTTATCTAAAACAGAATTCAATGCATTAATGGAAAGTGAAAAAGGACAGAGCCAGAACTTGTGGAAATTTGCCGTTTACTCAGGACTTCGTCACGGGGAACTGGCAGCTCTGGCGTGGGAGGATGTGGATCTCGAAAAGGGAATAGTGAATGTCAGAAGAAACCTGACGATACTTGATATGTTCGGTCCCCCAAAAACAAATGCCGGGATCCGAACAGTAACACTACTGCAGCCTGCTCTTGAAGCACTGAAGGAGCAATACAAACTGACCGGGCATCATCGCAAAAGCGAAATCACCTTTTATCATCGGGAGTACGGCAGAACCGAAAAGCAAAAACTGCATTTTGTTTTCATGCCCAGGGTGTGTAACGGAAAACAAAAACCTTATTACTCGGTAAGCAGTTTGGGGGCAAGGTGGAATGCAGCAGTAAAACGTGCTGGTATTCGCCGCCGTAATCCGTACCATACGCGGCATACTTTTGCCTGCTGGCTGTTGACGGCAGGAGCGAACCCGGCATTTATAGCCAGCCAAATGGGGCATGAAACTGCGCAGATGGTGTATGAAATTTACGGTATGTGGATTGATGACATGAACGACGAACAGATAGCCATGTTGAATGCGCGGTTATCGTAGTTGCAAAGTTTGCCCCCAATTTGCCCCATTTAGTACCAGAGAACTGAAATAATGCAAGAAAATCAACAAATTACAAAGAAAGAACAATACAACCTGAACAAATTACAAAAACGTCTGCGTCGTAACGTGGGCGAAGCCATTGCTGACTTCAATATGATTGAAGAAGGCGATCGCATCATGGTTTGCCTCTCCGGGGGTAAAGACAGCTATACCATGCTGGAAATTCTGCGCAATTTGCAGCAAAGCGCGCCAATCAATTTTTCGCTGGTGGCTGTTAACCTCGATCAAAAGCAACCGGGCTTCCCGGAACACGTTCTGCCCGAGTATCTTGAAAAGCTGGGCGTTGAGTACAAGATTGTTGAAGAGAACACTTACGGTATCGTGAAAGAGAAGATTCCGGAGGGCAAAACCACTTGCTCACTGTGTTCTCGTCTTCGTCGCGGTATCCTTTATCGTACCGCAACGGAACTGGGAGCGACGAAGATCGCGCTGGGTCACCATCGTGACGATATCCTGCAAACGTTGTTCTTAAATATGTTCTACGGCGGCAAGATGAAAGGTATGCCTCCGAAACTGATGAGCGATGATGGCAAACATATCGTGATTCGCCCTCTGGCCTACTGCCGCGAGAAAGATATTCAGCGCTTTGCCGATGCAAAAGCGTTCCCGATTATTCCGTGCAACCTGTGCGGTTCACAGCCTAACCTGCAACGTCAGGTGATTGCTGACATGTTGCGTGACTGGGATAAACGTTATCCGGGGCGTATCGAGACGATGTTCAGCGCGATGCAGAATGTGGTGCCGTCGCATCTGTGCGATACCAACCTGTTCGATTTCAAAGGCATTACCCACGGTTCTGAAGTGGTTAACGGGGGTGATCTGGCGTTTGATCGCGAAGAGATCCCTCTACAACCGGCGGGTTGGCAGCCTGAAGAAGATGAAAATCAGTTGGATGAGTTACGACTGAATGTGGTTGAAGTGAAATAACCCGGATAGCGCCCGATGCGCAAGCTTATCGGGCTACTCTTATGGAGGCCGGAGAAGACGCGGCCAGCGTCGCATCCGGCAATCCCGAAGAAGATGTTGACTCTTGCACCCTGCGATTCAACATTTCATTATTTTAATAACCGCACCCGGCACGTTTTTCCTTTAATCTTCCCGCCCTGTAACTGTTTCCATGCTTTATGAGCAACAGCCTGACGCACCGCGACATAGACATGCGCCGGATGCACGGCGATTTTGCCAATATCTGCGCCATCAAGCCCGATATCTCCTGTCAGCGCACCTAATACATCACCCGGGCGCATTTTGGCTTTTTTCCCGCCATCGATACATAACGTTGCCATTTCGGCTTCCAGCGGCACAATGGAACTATTAACTGGCGGCGTTTGCCAGTTAAGTTTTATCTGCAACATGTCAGAAATGATATTGGCCCGCTGTGCTTCTTCCGGGGCACAGAAACTGATCGCCAGACCGCTATTTCCTGCACGCGCTGTACGACCGATGCGATGTACATGAACTTCAGGATCCCACGCCAGCTCAAAGTTCACCACCAGCTCAAGCGATTTAATATCCAGACCTCGAGCAGCAACATCAGTCGCAACCAGTACACGGGCGCTACCGTTAGCAAAACGTACCAGGGTCTGATCGCGATCACGTTGCTCCAGATCGCCGTGTAACGACAATGCACTTTGCCCTACTTCATTCAGCGCGTCGCAGACAGCCTGGCAATCTTTTTTGGTATTGCAAAACACCACGCAAGAGGATGGCTGATGCAAACTTAATAACCGTTGCAACAGCGGAATTTTGCCTTTGCTGGATGTCTCATAAAATTGTTGTTCAATGGGAGGCAGAGCATCTGTTGAGTCAATTTCAATCGCCAATGGATCGCGTTGCACTCGTCCGCTGATTGCGGTGATGGCTTCCGGCCAGGTTGCCGAAAACAGAAGCGTCTGTCGAGATGCTGGCGCAAAACGGATAACATCATCAATGGCATCGCTAAATCCCATATCCAGCATGCGATCGGCTTCATCCATCACCAGCATATTCAACGCATCCAGTGATACCGTGCCTTTTTGCAGATGGTCCAGCAAACGACCCGGGGTTGCCACGATAATATGCGGCGCATGTTGCAACGAATCACGCTGCATACCGAACGGTTGACCACCGCACAACGTCAAAATT